AGCCACTCAACGGGATAGTAAGTAAGAAGATAGGCGCACTGATAGCTAAGAATAGAATAGCTGACTGCGTGGGACTTATTAAAACCGTATCCTGAAAAGTATTCGAATGTTTGCCAGAGCCGCTCTGCGTCTTCTTTTGAAATTCGTTTATCGACACAACCTTCGATGAACTTTTGATGAATGGCATCTTTTGCTTCATGTCCTTTACCTGTTCCCTTTTTGGTTAGTAGCTTGCGAAGTAGGTTGCCTTCGTCAAGTGTTAGATTCTTACCCAGCTTGTGAGCAAGTAGGGCAATTTGCTCTTGGAAAATCAAGAAGCCGTGAGTTTCACCTGTAATTTCCTTAACCAAAGGATGAAGATACTTCACACCCATTGGATTCTTCTTAGCTTTTACATAATGCTCATGAACCTTTGCCGATAGCGGACCTGGACGATAGATTGATGTAATAGCTGAAATATCGATGATCGACTCTGGTTTAGCTTTCTTACAGAAAGTTTGAGCCCCTTTCTCTGTGAATTGGAAAACACCAGCCCATTTGCCTTTGTGAAACACATTCTTGTAGACCTTTTGGTCATTAAGATTTAGAGAATTGGGATCTAGGTTTTCGTCATACCACCTCTTAACATCATCGAATGTAGGCTTTTCCACCCCATGGTGCCTGCGAAGAATATGACTGATAGCACCCTCCAACATTCGGAGGCTTGCGAGTCCAAGGATATCAAATTTAATAAAGCCAAGAGGCTCAAGGTGTCTAACATTTTGTCCTTCAGACCAAGGTGTTTGTTGAACTCCACCAGAGTTAATTAGTGGCATGTAATTATTCAGACCGTCAGCAATAACCACACCACCAGCATGACGAGAGATAGATCGAACTTGCCCATGTAATTGGTCAATATGGTGAGCAATGTGTGGATATTTTGTAAGGAATTGTTTAAGTGATTCACTGTATTCTTTAACCTCTTCAAAAGTTGGAGCATAAACACCAGCAGTGATGCCGTGAGCTTTCTTTGCGATAGGGGTCGCTTCATTAAGCATTGCCGATGTTACACGATTAACTTCACTAAAATCTACACCATAAAACTTTGAAATGTCCTTGATAAGAGAACGAAGTTGTAGGGTGTTGTAGTTTGAAATAGGAACTACTGTGTCTTTACCCCACTTTTGGATTAGAATCTCTTTGAGTTCCATTGGGTCGGCAACATCATAGTCGATGTCGGGATAATCAGTAGCATCCTTTCTAAGGAATCGAGAAAAGAGCAAACCGTAATGAATAGGATCAATTCCCGTAATACCAAGAACATAAGCAACAAGAGAACCAGCAGCAGAACCGCGTCCTGCGCCGACAAGTTGAACTTTGGTAGCCTCATCTGACACCGCCTTCATTGTTAGAAAGTATTTGGAGAATCCGCGATCTTGGATTACTTCCAGCTCTTCTTTTAGTCGTAGAGAATACTCTGACTTATTATTCAATCCACGCCACTTTAATCCCTCTTCACATAGTTTTTGTAGGGCTTCGTTTTCACTGCTTCCATCAGGAACAACAAAATCAGGCAAACGAACAGTGGAATCAGGATAAAAAGACTCAATGCGATTATGAGCAATATGATAAGTCCGCTCAATGCTTTCTTTAACCAAGTCATCATCATAATCTACACCACATAGCTTTGAATAAGCCTTGTAGGCTTCCCACATTTGGTTGCCGTTCTTTGGATAAAGTTCATATTTTAGGTCTTCTCGGTTTTCTGGGAGTTTCGCTTCGGCATAGTCTGGCTTTGATTGACCAAGCCAGCCAAGCTGCTTATAAAGCTCTCTGTCTTTGAAAAGCTCTGGTCGAGGGTAGTGGCTATCTGCTGTTGAAATAGTCTCAACACCGGCCTTCCCAGCGGCTTTAATAATGTGTTTGTTAATTTCGTGTTGCTCTGGAATGGCGTTCCATTGCAACTCAGCGTAAAATCGATCTCCAAAGATAGAGGTAAAGTCTCCAATGGTTTTCGCCATTGCTTCTTGAATAGAATCATCACCTTTCTCCCTGTTGTTCCAATAGTCCTTTGATAGAGGCCCACCCATACAAGCAGACGAAACAATAATGCCTTCGTTATGCTCGCGAAGCATTTCCAAATCAATACGAGGATAACGATAGAAATTGTTTGGTTCGTAAGACTTGCTTACTAATGTAAATAGATTATTTAGACCAGTCTGATTTTGTGCCAATAAAACAAGGTGAGCCCTGCGATTGAGAATGTTCTTCTCTTCTCGCTTGGTTGCTTCTTCATCTTCTACAACGACCGCGCTATTTTCTTCTCCTTTTAGCTTTTTATTTTTTTGAATCTCGGCATAATCTTCTTTCCACTTTGAAAGAGAATCAATGAAATAAGCCTCAATACCAAAGATTGGCTTGAAGCTTTTGCCTTCTTTATTTAGTTTTTTAGCATGTAGGACTTGATAACTCAACCCATTCATGTTGCCGTTGTCAGTTAGAGCTAAGGCATCCATACCATTTTCAATGGCAAAATCAATGTGATCGTTTGGATAACCCAAACCATCAAACACGCTGAAAACAGAATGGGCATGAAGCCCTACAAATTTAATTTGGTCGGTCACTTTTCCTCCATTAATTAAAGTTCTCTTGTTCGACACTTTCTTAGTTCTCTTTCAAGATCAGCAATCTTATCACTTGTTTCGTATTGTAAGTCTTCCAAGGATTCCTCTAAAGCTTCCTTTTCCATCTCAAGTTCTAAGATAACTGATTTATGAGACTCAATTTGATTTAAAAACCATTCGACCAAACTCTTTTGGTCGTGGTTAAGATCATACCATCCGATTGGAAATCCTGCTGATTCCAAAAGGTTAATAGGAATTTCTTCATAGATAGTCTTCACGATAATCCTCCCAAGCTTCTTCTTCTAGCTCCTCATCATTATACCACCCTTTTTGGTCGATGGCAAGTTCTTCTAATGCTCGGATTTGCTTACGAAGATGCTCGTTCTCTTCCATTAATTCCTTATTCATCTTCTTCAGACTGGCTATAGTCTGGTTCTGGTCCATTTCTTTCATATCCTCTAATCCTTTCCATTCCTCTATTGTAAAAGTATTTGCTTTTAAATGGCTTAGTTGGCAAGTCAGATCGCATGTAATCAACATAGCCTTCCCAACTATCGATTGGGTAATAAACTTCTGTTTCTTGAACTTGGAAGTCTTTTTTAGTTAAGAAAGAAAAAATGTCTCCAATTTCAAAAAATCTAGCCGACCATCTTTCTTCAATGGGCAGAAAAACAGGTTCGTTTTCAAACCCATCGGGAAAGAACTTCATTCCTGTCCCTTTCTGTCTAACATTCTTTCTTGCTGCCAATAAATCGTCTCTGTTAAAAACAAATGACAGCATTTTGTTATCTAGGAATGTTTCTCCGTTATAGGAAAAACAAAATCGGTCGCTTGTTTTTATTTCCGTTCTTAAGTGTTTTGGTTGCCAGATATCTGTAATGGCAAAAGGCGACGAAACATAGAATAGTTCCGGTACTAGGTGCCTACTTACATTATTGGCTACTTTACAAGCCACCGTGGCAGCGTTCAAGATGCCCCAGCCATGAGAGTCCCTTCTACCAACATCTTTTTGATGATTCCAGGAATAAAAAATTGGAATTAATTTTTTTGATGTTTTTGGTTTGGGATCGTGTTTTCTATAAAACCATGTTGGATCTTCAACCCATGAACCGACAAGTCTTTTAAGCAGGGAAATTTGTTCATAGTCAGCATTTACCCAAATGCTATCACAGCCAACAGAGGCGCATTCTACAATAGCCGCCTGAATGGCATTTAAGCCTTCTCTTACGTCGATTAGACCATCGTCCCATAGCTTATTGTGAATTGAATGTCTCTTTGCTAAAGGGACTATGCCAACGATTCTCTTCATTTTTTACAACCTTGTCTACTATGTTATCTGGTAAAATAAATTCATAAACGGCTTTTTTAAATCTTTGTCTCGGAAAAAGTCTCATTTTGTTGTTGGTGACATGGGATTTAAATCCGTTTTGTCTCAACCACCAATAAAGCCGTTTTTTAGAGATAAATTCAGATGTTTCCTGAGAGGCCATTTCTTTCTTTGTTAAGAGAGAATGAGCTAAAATAAGTCCAGGTTCTCTAAACTCTATTAATTTATGAAAGCTTTCTTCTGATGGATATAAAAGTTGCTCTGGTGTTTTAATATATTCTCTTTTAAAGAGATCAATTATGTGAAACTTAACCGAAGTTATTTTTAGATTATCGATTTCTTCTGGATCAAATAAATAAATTTTATTGAAGTAAAGTTTCTGAGAAGAAGTTTCAGATATTATTGTTAGATGATCTTCTCTGTAAAAGATTTTATTTACAGAAGGAAAGAGAATCTTTCCATTTAAGCATAAAGACATCTTACGACTACATACAATATCTTCTGCTTTCTTGCCGTTGAGAACGTCTAAGTCAGAATAAACAACCTTCCTGCTGGTTAAAACAGGAAGGTTGTTGTCCTTTGCAAAATCTAGAGCTTCTAATGTCGCTCCGACTACAAGCTCATCACTCTCAAAGATTCCAGGGTTTACATACCTTAACATACCGCCAAAACATTATTTTCAGAAATAAAGTAGTGCTTATCACTATCAGTCTCGACTTCGGTGATTAGATGAGATTCTACTACAATCATATCACCTGATTTCAAAATACCATCGAACTTTGAATCCGATGCGATTTTCAAGACTTTGACAACTTCATGGGGCTTCTTTTTAACTACGACATCTTCAGGCAGATAAAAGCCTTGCTGTTTTTCTTCTTTCTTGTTTGGAAGTTGAATTAAAATGTGGCGATTAAGTGGTTTCATCACGCAACTCCTTCTCACCGAAAGAAGTCTCGATTGCTTCATAGATTGAAGCAAAATCATCAAAATCTAGCTGTTGTTCCCACATGCGGAAAGCTTTCATTGCTAGACTAATTTCATCTTTACTTAGCCAGCGATTTTCTAGAAAGTTCTTACGAAGCTCCTTTCGTTGCTCACGATAAGGTTTCATACAATCTTCGATTGCTGCCATTGATTGAATATATTCAGCGAATTTTTCTTGTTTGGTTGATTCCATTGTTTCTCCTATAGGACATTAGTCTCTTCTGGACTTTTGCTTACAATCCTACCTGTTGAATAAGACCATCGATGATAAAGGATAGCTTTGTCCGTATCTACGCGGTGTCCATAATTAATGGATTATTTTCTTGCGGACTTCCTTCGCTACGGCAAATAGGACAGCGAAGGTGACGCCCGACTTTAACATCGTATTTCTTCTCAACCTTTGAGAAGAACTCGTTCCCCTTTCGATTCATTGAGCTTTTCCTCCTGTTCTTCTCGCTCTAATAGTCTAGCAAGGTCTGGATACTTTGTCAAGACCTCATTTGTCGTTAGATTTTCGTCTGCTTTTAGCTTTTCTACTACTTGTTTTATTTTTCCCATTTTTAAACACCTTTTTGAAAAAGGACTCCACCTTTAAGATAAAGTCCCTTAGCTGTTCGTATTCCTCTCTACTTTTATACATTAATCCGAACTACGAGCTTCTAGAACTTGCTTGCGTAGTTCCTTAAGCAAAACAGTAGCTTCCTGCGCTACCTTACGGACGCGGGTTCCTGCTGCCTTATTGCCGGAATCTACTCGCTCGGCGTCGGCTACAGAAGCCTGTAGCTGTGTTACAACTTTCTCTAGTGAATTCTTAACTGACATAACCTACTCCTTTTCTAATTGGTTAATTAAGTAATCCAGATACCATCTGGCTTTTTTAAGGTCTTCAATACGATTCTCTTTGTATTTTGACCTTGCTAAATACTTTACCACATTGCCCTCGGTAAAGTCAAGTCCCCAATCTTGAATCACATCAATGACTTCATATTTCCCTTGATTGTAATGAGACGGGTGATTAACTCGTTCTGGAAGTTTAGCGAGTTGGGCACGATCTCTGTTTAGATCTAAAGACTCTTTAAAATATTCCCCATGAAGCTTTTTTGCTACTGGGTCTGATTTTGTCTTTTCTTCTACTGGTTCAAATGGGTCTGGTGGTGAAGGATACACTGTATAACCTCCGTGATTGTGTTTCTGAATAATAGCCATTTATTCCTCCTTGGCTCCGTGGGAGGGATTCGAACCCCCGACCCGGTGGTTAACAGCCACCTGCTCTACCGACTGAGCTACCACGGAAAGGACCATTAGTCCTGTGGAGTTACATCTTGAGCAGCATCAACTGGCTCTGTAACATCAGCAGATGAAACATCTGCTTCAACGGAATCTGCTTCAGAAACATCAGCTTGGACTGAATCGGCTTCAGTTGTATCCTCTGCTGTCTCTGTAGCATCTTGCTCTACATCGGCTTCAGCATCGCTTACAACGTCAGCAGTTTCCTTTGCTTTCTTTTCATCATCGCAACCACAACCAATGACTAGCATCCCTGCTGCGATTAGAAATAAAATTTGCTTAAACATTTAGTTATTCTCCTTTGGTTTTAAGCTGGCTGTTAGTTTAACAACCTTTTTGGCATATGTCAAGCCTATTTTGTTTGGGTTCTTCCCCTTACAGCGAAAACCCGCATTATATCCACAAAGTCCGATTGTAATGTTTCCTTTTCCGTATTTGTAAATCCAAAAGTTGAGCTTTTTTGCTCCTTCAAAAATAGAAGTTTTTGGATTTTTTAGTTGCTCGCAGGTATATTTGCTGTATTGAGGTAGAACCTGTGTTAATCCGCAAGCGTTGGAATGAGAAACAACATAAGGATTCCAATTAGATTCAACTTGAATCATAGCCGTTAGTAAATAGGGATCGAGTTTGTATTTATCTGCGGCTTTTACTATTTGCTTGCTATGCTTACAAGCACGATTTTTACCGCCAAAACCAAACACACCTGAACTAGCCATGATAGCAGCACATAAGACTG